TTGCGACCTGATTGAAATGGTATTCAGCAAGCTTTGAGCGTTCTGTGTTGAGGTCTTTTTTGAACGCAGCGATCTGCGTCATGGAAATCCCTGGAGTATTCTGCATCTTTGCGACTACGGCAGACCCTCTGTTTCCAATAAGTGCTAGCTTTGCGTATTCGTCCTGCGTGTTTGTCAACGTGGTGTTAAAGTCTGAAGACATCTGAGAGAACGCTTGTTGTCCCGCCATCGTCGTATTGCGCTGCACAGCGTCCATCAACGAGGTCTCTGCTTTCGCGGACATGATGGGGAACTTCTGAGCGATTGACGGCATCTGAGGTGCAGACGGGTCCATTGGGTCTTGCGCTTGGTAGTTCATGTGAGCGATGAATTTAGCGATCCCGTTCTGGGACATACGTCCGGTCATCGCAGCGTTCACCATGATCCCCAAGTTTCTGGCTTGGAGTTGACCGGTCGTTTCACCAGCCCGTGATGTGCCGCCTTTCAGTATTGAATTAAACGTCGCTGCCGTAATCTCAGGCTGGGCCATCTTGTTGTAGATCGACCGGCGATACTCTAGATCAGTCGCTGCCTTTTGACGTCTAACAGTTTCTTGCGCGGCGGTGACTCGTTGCGTCTCATAATTGGAAGCCCAAGCGGTCTGCATAGCCATGTCTACTGTGGCATCGCCAGTGCCTTCTTTGTAATTGTCTTGCCAATACTGCGAGGCATTCGCTTCGAAAGTGCTAGGTGCACGTTGCGCTTGCGCGAGGGCAAAGTCGCTGTACATCCGTGACCCAATGTTTGCACCAAGTGAAGACTTAAAGGTGTCAACGAAATGTTTATTCCCCTGTTGTTCGGGACTTGTCGTACTTAACGCTGCGCCTACATCGCGAGACTTTGGGTTTTCCATGTAATAATCAGTGGCAGAAACAGTCGCTTGTTTCTTCATGTCCACGGCGTATTCTTCCGCTTCGATCTTTTGGTTCTGGAAGTGCGCGTCTTGGAAAGTAGCAATTGTGTTCCCTAGACTGCCAAAGAACTGATTAAAGGCATTCGTGAGGTCACCACGAAACGGGTCTAGCCCAGCACCTTCGCTCTGTATCTGGGGAACTTCTTGAGCAAACGATTGCGTTTTGACACCAGCGAGACCACCAGTGGCTCCACGATAGTTGGTCTGAGACCGCGCCATTCTAGCCATTTTAAATTCCCTTGATCGCGTTTAGCTGTGAGTGCTGTGCGTAAGTATTTGCACCAATCTGCAACATGCTTGACGTCTTCTGTAACTTTGCGGTGACCTTCCGCGCATGGGTTTCAGCCAGCGTATTGGTTGTCTGATTTTGAGCCAGCGTAGTACGACTAATGTAGTTCTGCGTTGCAGCCTCTTTTTGACTTTCTAAAGCCAACAGCGCGTTCTGGCTGGTCTTGTCGAGCCTCGTATAGTTCAGCGCATTTCCATACGCTTCCTCAAACAGGATCGTACCAAGACTTGCATCAGACAACGCTGTTTCGGTCGCTCTCATGGTGCCTAGCGACTCGTTTGCTGCGCGAAGGGCGTCTGACTTTTCGTCGAAATCGCGTGACTGTTCGTCAGCCATTTGCCGGTTGGTTTCTGCATACTCGGCTTTGGTTTGCGCTTGGGCGGCTGCGTATTCTTGCTGCAACTGCGCGTTGGCTCTAGCCGCTGCTTGGTTAGCTTGTGTGTAGGCAGCATCTTGTGCTTGCTGCGCCATAAACATCTGACCCATCATCAGACCGGCTGTAATTGGATCACACATAATGTCTACCCCGCTCTCGTAATTTCGTTGAACAACCCAGTATAATCTATCGACGTGATGTTCATTGGCTTCTCTGTGTCGTTGAGTATTTGTATTTGGACGGTGTCGGATCGTGACATCACTGGACACCTAAATGACCCCAAGGGGGCAATTGCAGGGACACCAATCAGGTTGGCTCCAGACCCGATGACCCGTCCGGTAAACTGAAAGGTCTTTGCGGACCTAAAGTCAGCGGTGACTTGTACCTTAAAGTGTCCAGTGTCCTTGAAGTTGAACTTCATGTTTTTCAACTGGAACCGCCCCGTGGTGATGGTCGTTTGCTGACTTGATGGATCACGCGGGTACAGCTTCGAGAGGATCACGCGAGAGGTGAACGTGGTCCCAACGATAGCTGCCCCGCTGCTAAAGTCTCCAACCGCTGTGATCGTTGTGCTAGTCGGGTGCGAGACATTTAGAACTTCGCCAACGAGGCCGGTCGTAAAGTCGGTAGACAACACGACGGTCGCGGCGTTTTGGTGTGGATACGGGGTGGTCCAAGTAGTCAACCCAGTACCGGCGGCATAGGTTCCCGTCAGTGTCACCTGACGATCCATGCTGATCTGATAGGGATGCTTTTCGTTGGACAACTCGTAGCGCAAGAAGATTTTCTCAAACACAGTCGCACCGTTTCTGGTGAGGATCATGAACAGTTCACCGTTGATGATCTGCATGAACTTGATGACCGAGCTGGTTCCAAACGTCCATTTGGTCCAAGCTGATTGGGCCTTGGTGTTTCCGTCCATGTACATCTTGTAGCAGTAGAGTGCGTTTGGTTCTGACTCACTGAGAACAAATATGAGATCATTAGTCGGATCGCCGGTCATGCGGATGATGGGCGCAGGGACATACGAAAGGGCGTGAAGTGTGATGTCTTGAGCGACGTTTGACACCGACGTGTCATCGTATTGGTACTCAAAGACCACTGCGTCTCTGCCAGACTGCGCTGCAAAATACAGCGTGTTACCAAGCGTAATAGGGCGGCACTTTGGTTCTGTCAGATAGGTCGTTGCGCGATCCACACTGGCAGTCGATGGGGCCAGCTTTTCGGACCCGCTGACTTCGAACTGTGCCTTGTCGGATGTCAGAAAGAGTGACTTTCGGAACGCTGTGGCGTGGACTAAATTGTTCACCGTGTCTGAGGACACTGTTAGTCCAAACCCATCGCTGTCTAATGATTGTGTTGAAAAGTCAGGCCAAAAAGTAAAGTACTTACCGGACTGCGAAAAGAACACCGTCTCGCCAGACACAATGCCTAAACGATCACGGTGGTAAACCAGTGCAGTAATCTTTGATCCCACAAAGTCTGGGTCAGGCACCGTTTCGATATCCCCTGCGATTCTACTAGCGTAGGTTCCCTGTTTGAACGTAAAGGTTCCATTAGCGTTTCGAATGAGAAAGTGCGGCATGGTCGTGGCGTCAAACGCATTGTCGGCATAAGGATCAGCACTTTCGACCCAGCCGCCTTCGTCAGGATCAAACTTGGCCCAGTAGCCAAACTGTTCGCCGTCTACGTTGGCACCGACACGAATGTTGTATCCAGTGGGTGCAGCCAGCGGTAAGTATTTACGTTTTCCAACGACCTCTGTCATGCTCCACGGACCATAGGTCGGGTCTGAGCCAGTGTGTTCGATTGTAAACTCTGCGTTCCCTTGAATTACGATGGTCTGGTCGAGTACGGTGTGCGTAAAACCCGCTGGCAGTGAGATGTTCGAATCGATATTTGATTCGACCGCTGTGCCACTAATAGAGTTTCCACTGTAAGACCAAATGGTACTAGTCGATCCACCTGTCGTGATCTTTATGGAATAACTGGTAGCATTGTTCGTGGTCCGACAGTTGATCAACGCTTTGTACGGATCGGTATAGGTGCTGGCAGTCATCGCCACGGTTTTCTGCGCGTTGGCGATCACAGTGTAATCTGCAAGTGTCACGAAAGACACATCGTCTCGTTCAGCACCCGTTATGTAGCCCACCCCGTTTGGTGTGGTAACGGTCTTTTCGACCCCGTCGAGGTCAAACACTTTAATCGTATTGTTGTTCACCACGATCATATACTGTTCGGCGGTGTCACGGGCGTATGCGTAGATCGCCGGTTTGTGACTAGCAGAGATGCTCGACATGTTCGAAATGTGTCGGCTCGACGGACGGCTTTCGACCCCACCGTTGACCACTGAGACCAATACGTTTTCTGCTTCTTGTACTTGTCCTGGGAGCCTGACGGGATCGGGTTGTCGGCTGACACCTTGGTATAGCGTTTTGATCGCTTGTTGGACTAGTTTACCCATTGTTATCTCCCCGATATCGGTGAGTTGCGGTAGGTCGCGTAGGACATGTACGTACTGCTAGTCAGTATGTTGTTGTCTTCATTCTCTGCTTCCATGTCCATCAGAGCCGCGTAGCCTTCTTGCTCTTGTCGGGCCGCAAAACTGTCCAGCAATGTGCTACCCATTGCGGACTCTTGGAACTTACGGGCCGCACGGAATGCGATGTAGTTCTGTAACTCAAAGTTTAGCGCATCGAAATCTAACGAGATCAATACGTCTACTTTGAGATCACGGTCGAAGGTGTAGACGTACTTGCCGATATCAAACAGTTTGCGTTTACCGTCCTGTTTGCGGACCGTCACGTTGACGTCCTTATCGTCACCAACTGTGTCCACACGTAGGTACTGGTCAGGCACCATGATCTCGTTGTCACTATTGCGACTAAGTGTAATTCCTAGTTCTGAGTTTTGCTGCCAACCTTTAGCCAAAACCTCTTTGACCGTCTGGTCCAGTTTGAGTTCGGCGGCTTCAGCGTCGGGTAATCCACTAGCCAAGCTGGACACTGGTGTCTCACCAATGACATTCAGAATGATGTTGACTGCTTCAATCTTTGTCAGCATTGGGTTTCTCCAAATTCAAAAAAAAAGGGACACCCACAGAATTACCCGTGGATGCCCCTTAGATCGGCGGCTCATTTGCCGCAAACGATTAAGCTTTCTTAAACTCAATCGCCATTTCTGGACGCATAGTACCATGCCCGACGAACATTTTGGAGACCATAAAGTCTTCCAAACGACGCACGTCGCGCTCAGTTTCCATGCTGATGTCAAGCAGCTTGACGGTCGCAACAGATTGCG